TTATATCCGGTACCGGATATAATATACCAGGAACTTATAATATGAATAATATAAAGTCTATATGTGTCTGGATAATAGCTAATGTAAGAGGATGTATAAATCTAAAGAAGATAACTCTAAAATACCCAGGAGATAGGCCTTATAGTAATAAGATATTAAATCTATTAAATCAAATAAAAGATTACATAACTCTCCATCATGCTGATGAAGAGTTGAAAATGTTTCATAAAGGTTTAACTGATAACAGTATGGATTATACCATAGATATTCAAGCTATATAAACCGAATGAGATCATTACAGGTAACTATACCTACTCCAGTAGGTGATTTAGTTATCTATGCTAATAGAAACCAGCAAGCTAAAGCAGATAAGCTTATTAGAGAAACTCCTAATATACTTAACAATGCTTATAAGCTTGCTGGTTTGGCATTTGCTGAAAGATTAGCTAAGATAGCTAGAGAGTGTATATCAAGAGGTATGCCTCCTCCAAATAGTGGAGTATCTTGGCCTCCACATACCGAGAAAACTATAAAAGCTATCGGAGATCATACCTTATTATATTGGTCATCTCAGTACTATAGAAACATTAAACCTTTGCAAAGAGGTAAACAAATAGCCGTAGGATTAACTCAGTCCCGTATTAAAACTAGACCTGATGGTAGGACTAATAAAAATCCAAGAACTTTAACTTGGGTAGCTAAAGTACTAGAGTTCGGTTCATCGGATGGTAAAATACCTTCACGACCTTTATGGTCAGTGTTATGGGATAATACTATGGCAGATAAGTATAAAAAACAGTTAGTACTAGAGATAAGAAAACAAATTAGAAATACAATTTAACATGGCAGATTCTAAGTTTAAACTGGATAAAGTTTCTGGCACTGGTACAGGTAGTATAAAAATCTCTCCTACAGAAAATACTAACCAAAACTCTTACACAGAAACTTATCAAATAAAAGCAGAAGGTAAAGTAATCTCTAATGTAGATTTGAAGTTATTAAAGGTACCTAAAGATAAATTTGTACCCACTTCAGATGAAGGTTTAGTACATGTAGCTCCTAGAAACGGATCATTTACTGGAGATGAGGTTAGATCATTAAAGTATTTATATGATACATCTAATGATCTATCTAATAAAACTACTGTACCTTATACTAAACCCTTTAGAGTATTACATACCATACCCTCAAAAGATCCAGAGTACTTAAATAAGGTAGGTAATATAATTTATCTCTGGGAATACAGAACGAATAAATGGCTATCGCTCAGTAGTGTAAGAAAGAAATTAAATATAAGAGCAGATGAAGACTTTATATTGAATACAGCTTATTATGGAGCTATAATGATTGACTTCAATGTAAGTGATTTTACTTTACCAGATGATTTGTTGAAGGATGATGCTACTAAGGGTTATGCCAAAATAGGAGGAAGAGTATATCTATACTGGCCTAATAAGTATACACAAAAAGGTAATTCTACAGATAAGCCCTATCATATTAGAATAGCCTTAAAAGATAGTACTCCTATCAAAAATTATATAGGTGGGTATGTAGATTGTAAATATACTAAGATTAAAGAAACCGGTATCAAAGGAGAATACGAAAAAGACAATCAAACAAGAATTTACTACGATATTTCTAAAACGGCTAAACCAGAGAATAAGTATATAGATACTTTATATACCTACTATAGCAGTGCTCATATAAATATATCTTTAGTAGAAGAAAATCTTTCATCTTTTAATTTTAAGGTTATTAAAGAAAATTTCTACTATAATGCTACCAGGGTTAAGGTAGGTAGTAATGTATATCAATTACAGGATAGGGAGATGTTTGAGAATAGCGATGATATAGACGGTATAGTATTAAAAGGTTTAGATGAAGATACCATACCTAAAGTACCTTTTGAAATAGGTTTCAAGGATGGTTTCTATGGTAGGTACTCAAATCCATTTGAGGATGAACCTTCAGTTTCAGGGGAGGAGAATTAAATTATGATAGAATCACAAGAAATTGTAGAGCGTACTTTTTACATTGCTCTATTAAATGAAACCGTTAAACGAGGTTTGACTATAAATCCTACTGATTATCTTGATATGACTAAGAATCCTCCTATACCTACTTTGGAAGGAGAAAGAAAATATAATCAGGATAGAGAAGCTATAGGTAGTAAATTTATAAGTGTTTTTGGTATAGGTAATAATCAAACTAGAGGTATCAAAGATGTCCCTCGTATTACTTTAGAATTGAAATCTTATTATCCTGGAAGTATAGGATTAGAGAAAGAAGATTTTGATGAAGATAATACTAATATAATGGATTTAGGTTATGAGACTAAGGATATATTAATAGATGTACACTTATGTTCTCAGACTGAACCAGAGATGAGAACTTTACATCATATAATGTATACTGCTTTACCTGCTAGAGGTTATATAACTCCTTACATAAATCAAACCTTAGAAGAGTGGAGAAAACAAAAGATCAGTCCTTCAGGTAATCTATATATAGAAGTAGGTAATTATTATGATCATCAGAATTTAGATCATGGATTGTTAGAGAAAGTATACACTTATACTGTAAGAGATGGTTTGATAATGACTAAGATTACCGAAACTAACCTCACTCAAATCAAAGATATTAGTTGCTTATTAAAAGAATCTCAACTAAACATCGAAATACAAAGATAAAACGATACTCAAAACATTTTATATAAACAAACTTTTAACATTAAAAATATGCCTAATACACCGCAAGTTAAGTTCGATATTATAAACCGTAATGTTGAACAAAGTTCTGTGACTACTGGTATATCTACTGTTTTGGCTCGTACTACTAAAGGACCTGCAAATGATCCTTCAGTACTAATCACATCAGTTCCACAGTTTCATCGAATTTACGGAAAAGAGGTAGTACCAGATGGTTCTATCTCAAACATTGAAACTGCCTTAAGAGGTGGTTCAAAACTTAGAATCATTAGAGTAGTTGGTCCAGGAGCTGCTCCTGGAAAAGTAAAAACTGCTTCAACGGATTCTCTATTAAAAATCGTTTGCAATGGTCAAAGTGTAACACTTAAGGCTGTTACTAGAAGTAATGGAGATCCAATTGGTAGTGGTAATGAATTTGTAGTAACTACTAAGCTAGACGGTAATACTGTAAACTATTCTGTAGTTGGAGCAGATGGTACCGTACTAGACACAGGAGTTATTTTAGTATATCAGAACTCAGATGCTAATAATAATACTTCCGTAGATTACCTTAGCCTAAGTAATTTTATTGCCAATAATCCTTATTTGAAGATTATTGTATCTCCAGATAATGAACCAAGTAAATCATTAAGTTCTGTAGAAGCAGTATTAAACTGGTTGTCAAAGATTGATGGTTCTCGTAATAATGTAACTGTAACTCTTACAGCTACTAATACATACACCATAGGTACTTCAGAAACATCTGCTCCTACTTCTAAAGAGTGGATAGATGCTTTAGATAATGCTCGTGATTACCTTGATTCATATCATCTAGCTTTATCTCATGCTCATCAGCACTTAGCTCAGGCAGAGCTTATTAAAGTATATAAAGCAGCTAAGGATATAGTAGATAGCCTATCTGAGTTCCAGTTCTACATTGAGATTCCAAAGTATAAGGTAGGAACCACTGATCTAATGAAGGCAGAGGATATGATTAACTACAAAAATCAAATTGCTTCTGCTATTGGACATTCTAAGTGGATTTCTTATTATGGTGCTGGTCTTTTATATACCAACGATTATGGTATCCTCCAGCCTTCAGATGTACTCGGTACTGTATTAGGTTTAGCTGATTCAAGTGGATCTACCTACAGCTACAGTCGTTCATTTGCTGGTCTGAATCGTGGAGTAGTAATCGATGCTAATGGTCCTGCTTCTGTAAACTATGGTTCTGCAGGTAGACTTGATACACTAAACGATTTAGCTAATGCTTGTATCAATCTCTTTGTAATTAAAGATACTGCTTCTTATGGTAAGAGAACAGTTCTGTGGCATAACTTTACTGATCAAGTTAAGAAGGATTCTTTCAGATTCTTAGGTAATACAGGCCTTATCCTGAATATTAAGAAGACTCTAAGACCTATACTTGATCAGTATCTAGAGGAACCAAATCATTGGAGTACTTGGTCTAGAATTTACCTTGAAGTACAGAAGTATCTTACTCAGTGGGTAGATAATAATGATCTAACTGATCCTAAGTGGCAGGGTGATCAGGATGCTACCTCTTGGGATAGTTTGGTAGTTAATAACCAAGCCGATGTAAGACAGGGTAAATACAAAGTAGTATTCTCATTCAAGGATGTAACGGCTTTGCAGGAGATTACTATTACTCTTTCTATCGATTCTAGTGTTAAAGCAATCGATGTATCATTAAGTAATAAACCAAAAGGAGATAAGTAAATATGGGAGCAAAGGTAAAAAACCCACGTAAGAAGTTCCTATGGAGCCTTCAATTTGCAGAACATCCTATTAACCCATATCTGTGTCAGAAATGTAGTTTACCAGATCTTACAATAGATGAGGTAGAACATGGAGATATCAACAGGGATGTAAAAACTGCAGGTAGAGTTAAGATAGGTACTCTTATCGTAGAGAAATTATGTACTACTTCAGGATCTGATACTTGGGTATGGGATTGGTTATTCTCATGCCAGGATCATATTCTTGGTGGTGGTCTAGTACCTACAGATTACTGGTGTAATGTACTCGTAAATGAATTGGCTGAGGATGGTAAAACTATCCTAAATACTCATTCTTATGCAGAAGTATGGCCAAAGAAGATTACTGGACTAGACTTTGATAGAACTGCTTCAGAGAATACTATTGAAAAGATAGAGTTCTCAGTAGGTACTATGGATAAATATTAAAAATACTGGGAGTAGGATCTAATGACCTTACTCCCTTTTTTCGATTTATAATCAACTTAAACAAGACATCAAATGGAAGATCACATTTTAACAAAAACTTTTATTGGCCCTACAGGCTACAGTTACACAATCAGAGAGGAAAATGGAGAGGATGAAGAGGTATTATCAAACCAGGCTGATGCAGCTAACTTGATGAACATTACTAATTTCATTTCAAGGGTAGTAACTAAAACAGACTTCACTGCTTCAGGTAAGTTAACTCCTCAAGATGCCCTAAATTTACCTATTAGAGATAGATATGCTATCTTGATTCAGGTAAGAATCTTCTCTTTAGGAAATATGCTAGATTTTGCATATACCTGGCCATTAGAAAGTACTCCAACTTATTATGAGCAGAATCTAGAAGAGTTTATCTTTGATGATTATACTAATGTAGATGAAAAAGCTCTAGAATCTAAACCGGAGGCTATTAAACCTTATGAAGATTTAGAGTTATTGAGACAGATTAATTTCAAGAACTATGAGGTTACTCTGTCTACGGGTAAGAGAATTAAATTCAATCTCATGGATGGTAATGCTGAATCTTGGGCTTTACAATTATCTCCAGATAAACAAACTAGAAATGTAGAACTACTTGCAAGAGGTTTACAATTAGAGGTAAATGGTAGATGGGATAATGTACAACAATTCTCCCTATTCAGTATCAGAGAGATGGCAGAAATGAGAGCTATTGTACATAAGATAGATCCTATTTGGCCAGGTACAACTGAGATTGAGAATCCAAGAACTCATGAAAAAGAGAACTTCCCTATACTTGGAGCTCCTCATTTTTTCTTTCCAACGGAAGCGTAAATGAAGATGCTGAGGGGTTATCCGATGAAACCTGTATTAAAAAAGGTATACCAAGGGCAATCCCTTTAGTAAATCAATTTATGTATTTACAAAGAGCAGAAATAAACGTAGGAGATTATTTCTGCTTTTTACGTCTTCCGTTAAGAGTACGAGATAAATTCAAAATATTTGCTGATGCTTTTTATGAACATCAGAGAGAAAACGCTAAGAAATTAAAATAATGTTCGGATCTAATTCAGCCTTAGTAGATGTTGGTATACAAATGTCTCTAAGGGATCAGTTTACATCTCCTGCGGGTAATATTATGAGATCATGGAATAACATGATGAACGGTATTACCCAAACTGCCTATGACGCTCAATCTAGTTTTGCTAATACTGCTGCTACTGGTATGCAGATATTGAAAGGATTAGAATCTACTTTTGAATATTCGGCAAAGGTACAAGCTAACTCCTTCCTTACAAATAAGATGATCAACGATGGAGTAGATCACTCGGTTGCTCTATTGAAACAGGCACAGGATATTAATATTAGAAACCCTCTAACAGCTATGGATATCACTTCTGGTCAGAAGTTTATGGCTATGGCTGGTATGGGTTTTGAACAGATTAAAGGAGCAGTAGAACCTGCTGCTCAATTAGCTGCTATCTTTAGTATGCCTATGGGTCAAAAGGGAGGTACTGCAGACTTGATGACTAATGTCATGTCTATGTATAATCTTGATCCAAGTAAAGCTAAGAACGTAGCAGATATCATGGGTGTTGGTGTAACTTCTGCTAATACCAGTATGCAAGATTTGGCACAGGCAGTAAAATATGCTGGAGCAACAGCTAGAATGTCTGGATTGGATCTTAAGGAAATGGTAGCTTCTATTGGAGTATTAGGTAACAGTGGTATTCAGGGATCTATGGCTGGTACTGCTTTAGCTAATGCTTTGAATATGTTCAATAAAGCTTTATCTGGTCAATCAAAGGGTGGAGCTGCTACATTGAAAGCTTTAGGATTAGCTCCTAAGGATTTAACTACAGCAGAGGGTCATCTTAAGTCTATGGCAGAAATTATTCAAATTATTTCTGATAAGACTAAAGGTATGAGCTCTGTAGATATGTATCAGACTTACTTCAATTTATTTGGTCAGAGAGGTATTCGAGCTATGTACTCTTTGGTACAGGATTATCAAACTAATGGTAATTATTTCCAAATCATGGATAAGCTCAACCATGCTTCTGATGGTAAAGGTTGGACAGAGCAAACCATGGAGGATTATATGAAAACTCCAGAAGGTTCTATAAAAATGCTAGAATCTTCATGGGAAAACTTGAAGGTGACTGTAGGTAAATCTTTGAATGAAGTATTTATACCTTTCTTCAATAATATCTCATCACTATTACAGGTTTTCAATAGTTTTGCTGGTACTGGTTTAGGAAAGATACTACTTGGTGGAACTACTTGGTTAACTGGATTTATAACTCTTAGAGCTATCTTTGGATGGTTAGTAATGGGAGCTCGTAGAATTTCCCAGAATACCTTTAGAATGGGTACTTCTACTGGAGTTATGAGAACTAACATGCAAGCAGCTAATATCTCTACTCAGCAAATGGAACAACATTTATTTGCTAGTTTACAGATATTAACCAGAATGGCTACTGTACAAGGTATGTCTACTGGAGTTGGTATGGTAGGTTCTAAGGGTAATATGATGCCTTTGAATCCTGGTTATGTAGCTATGATTAATAAGAATGGCCAATTAGAGTATAGAGTAGCTAAGGGTCATAGAGCTTTATCTGGAGCTAAGGGTGGAACTATAGTAAGTCCAAGTGAAGCTTTAATGGTAGGAGCTGTAGCTAGTTCTAGAGCTGGAGCTACTACAGCTTCATCAGTAGCTTCTGCAGCTAGATATGGTACACCATTATACAGATCTATCAATAGTGCTTTACCAAGAGTATTATCTAGAAGCGTAGCTGTTCCATTAGCTAGAGC